CTGCGGCTGTAGCACTTGAGGCTGCGTTAGTTGCTGAAGTCCCAGCATTAGTTTCACTTGTGGCTGCATTAGTAGCACTAGCTGCTGCATTAGTTGCTGATGTAGAAGCACTAGTTGCACTGGTTGCAGCGTTTGTTTCTGAAGTACCAGCATTAGTTTCTGATGTAGCTGCTGCTGTCTCACTGGCTGCTGCTGCCGTTTCACTCGCTGCTGCGTTAGTCTCGCTAGTGGCTGCATTAGTAGCACTGGTAGAAGCATTGGAAGCGCTGGTTGCTGCGTTAGTTTCTGAAGTTGCAGCGTTGGTTGCGCTAGTAGATGCTTCTGATGCTTTAGTTGTTGCTGTTGTAGCACTACTGGCTGCATTTGTAGCCGAAGTTGCTGCGTTAGTCTCGCTAGTGGACGCATTGGACTCGCTAGTAGATGCGTTAGTCGCTGATGTAGATGCGTTGGAAGCACTAGTTGCCGCATTGGTAGCACTTGATGCAGCGTTAGTTTCACTGGTTGCTGCATTAGATTCTGAAGTAGCTGCATCAGTTGCACTGTTGGCTGCTTCACTAGCAGACGTTGAAGCTTCATTTGCTTTTGTAGTAGCAGTTTGAGCGTATGTAGCTATTTGACTGGCGTAAGCATCCGTAGTGCTGTCTCCGGACCCTCCGTCACCTCTAAATAACGCCATAGCTTACTCCGCTGCTACAAAAACAAAAAAAGGACAAGTAGGGGTACTTGCCAAAGCTTTCCCCCTACCCGTTATTAGAGACAGGCTTAGTTGTTTACAGCCAGTACAAAGCCAGCTTCAGGACGCAAGACTTTAACGCCATAAAGCGTGTCAGCCGTAAAGAGCGTACCCAAGAACTCTTGCTTGTATTGAGTCTGTGAACGTACACCTACTTGTTCAGCCATAACGAAAGCGTCACGGTGTACAAGGAGAGCGCCACGTACAGCGCCGCCAGCAGCGTTGTCGCCAGCAGTTTCAATGGTAGGAACATTGCTGGTTACATATACGTCAATGCCGTACAAGTTACCGATCTTACCATTATTTACACCGCGTCCGTCTACGAAGTCGGAAGACACGTATCGGTCAACACCCATGATGGCATTACGCAGTGAGGGAGGAACCACAAAAGAACGATTGTCCATAGGAACATCGTTGTCGTCCATCTTTTGAATCAAAGCGCGGAAACCAGCGTCCGTAAATACATCGGCAGAAGCAACAGTGTCTACTGCATAAGCAGTTAAACCTGTTGAAGCGTCAATGTAGTAAGAAGCACTGTGTACCCAGTCAGCCCCGTCGCTGTCACCCAAAGATTTGCCCAAAGTGAAAAGGTCATCGTCTACTTGCTTAGCAAGAGCGTAACCAGCGTCACCCGTGTAGAATTGACGCAAAGAAGCCAAAGCTTGTGCTTCGGTGATGTCTTCAATCAAGCGTGAATATTCAAAGTGCTTGTTAATAACAATCTGTACTTCACTTTCAGTATCTTGTTGAATCGTTACCGCAGTGTTTTCAACTTTAGCATTTGCAGTACCACGAACAGGCTTAGGTACGTGAATCGTATCGCCTTTCTTGCCCTGCATGGACATTTTCTTGACGAGCGGAGCAAGTACAAGGTTAGACTGATAGGAAGCGACAATTTCGTCACTCCAGATTTCGGGGATAAAAGTAGCCGCAGACGAGTTGTCTACAGCCCCGCCCATAGCGGGATAGGTTGAAGTAGTTAAAGCCATATTAGTTAATCCTCAATTTTGATTAGCTTCTGACCCTTCCTTCTTGATAAGCCTTCATAATTTCATCTGATAAAGACTGATAGCGTTCAGGGTCCGTTCTCATTAGTTTAATAATGTCTGCCCTTCTGTAGATCTTTCTAGCCGGTTTTTCACCGCTACCTTTAGCATTGCCTGTAGACGCAGCTTTAAGTGCTTGCTTACGTTCCGTCTGCTCTACTTTAGCTGTCTGTTGAACTACTTGTTTACGTTCCTTCCACAAAGAAAATAGTTCATTGGCAGCTTCATAGTCATAGTTACGGTCAGCTTGTGCAAATAACTGAGTCCGGATCTTAGAAGCTTTAATCCAATCAGCAAACTTAGGGTCTTGAACAATTTGTTCTAAGTCTGGATGATTAGCCTTGAGTTGATTAAGTGCAGTAGTCTTACGATACTGAGTATTAATCTCTTCCGCTTCTTTAATCTTTGGGTGATTTTCAATCGCCCGTCTAACGGCAGCTTCAGGGTCTGAGAAGAAATCCACATCTTCAACAGGCTCTTGTTGTTGTGGTGCTTGTTGTTGCGAGAGTTGTGTCTGAATATACGAATCAACAACCTGTCTTAATTCACCGACTTCTGCACTTTGCCTACCAACAAGTTTTTCAGCTTCTTGGTGCATTCTAACAAGATCCTCTATGGACTTGTTTTTGTACTTATCCGGTAATTCTTCTACAGCTTGATTTTCCTGCTCTTCTGTGTCAGAGTCAAACTGGTCTTGTGTTGGTTGTTGTTCCTCTTGGTCTTCTGGACGCTCGTCTAAAAGTTTAGCCATTATTAAATCTCCGTACTAATCTAGTATTGTGGAGTAGCTGATATGTCTACTACAGGTCTTAGATTATTCTAAGTTTGCCTTACGTTCTAGTTTAATCTTCTGTTGGCGTTGCTTAGCCCACTTCATTGTCGCACCTACAAAGTCTCCACTAACGGGATCAAGCGAGCAACGTACAGGAGATATAATTCGTGTAGCCGTTTTGCTACAAAGTCCACACAAATGTTCCGTCTCATCGGAGGCCACAAGAGCCTCCGTGATATGGTTGTCTGGACATCTGAAGTCAAAGAGTAGCCGCATTTAAGCAGCCTCCTCCTCAACAACTTCTTCAGCATTTTCACGTTGTTCTACAACGCTTTCTAGCTGAGCTTCAAGATTTAGAACATTAGCCATTACAGCTAATTGTCCCTTTCTGAAGAATAGATCCTCAGCGTCTTTGGTTACTTCCACTGAGTTTACGTTAGGTACGCTATTACGGATGTCATTTTGAAAGTATTTCCAACCTTCACTACGAAACATCTCACGCATTGCCCGAACGTATTCTTCAAAATCTTTGTCTTCCATCTGTTTCTCCTAGTAGGACAGTTAATGGTATGTACTTATGTACATCTTTATTATACCATAAAATAGACAAAAAGTCAAGTTATTTTTTAGGTTTCTTTACTTTGGTCATTTTTTTGCCGGTACGCTTGGCTTCCTTCTTAGCAGCCTCCATACCAGCTTTAGTGTACGAATAGTGTTTTCCACCGACTTTAGGCATTACTTTTTCCTCTTTGCTGTTTTTGCTGCTTGTTTGAAGTCCTTTGCACTGGGTCTACCTTTGGAACCCGCTGGGCGCATCTTCTCGCCGCTACCAGCAGCAATTCGTTTGCGCTTAGCGTGTATATTTGCATATAGTCCTTTTTTAGCCATTACCATTTTACCTTGTCTGCCCAATACGCTGCTGACATCTTGCCTTTGCTAATGTTCTTAGCGTGGCGAGCCTTGAAAGATTTACGTCTGGCTTTCTCTTTATCCGTTTGCGGGTTTTTACCTGCACCGCTTACGCCTTGCTGTCCAAAGCGTATGGTTTTTGTTTTGTCTCCTTCTTTAGCAACGACTACGTGGCTCTTAGTCGGATGGTTTGGTGTCCTCTTCGGCTTGTTGTACCCGCTTACTCCTGCTCTTTCTAGCTTCGGATCTTTCTTCTTTGGCATTTTCTAAGGCTTCCAATCTTTTAAAAATTAGATCAAAGTTTCTGTTGACTTGTGCAACGACTTCTTCTAGTTCTCTACGGGTTATCATATATGTTACCGTTGTGGGAGTGGGACTGTATTGTTTTTACGCTTAGAGTCTTTTTCTTTAAGCATTAACTCAGCGACTTTCATCCTACGCTCAAACTCTCTGTCGTCCTCCGTACCCGCTTTAAGGTTAGTCGTAACTGCTTTAACACGGTCAATCTCAAGCTCTTGAGGCATAAGCTGGGTTTCCACAGCAATCTTCTGCGCCCTTGCTTGAGACTCTTGTGCTTGTCCCATAAGAGCCGCAGTTTGTGACTGCTGGAACTCCATCTGAGCTTGCTGAGCTTGTTGAGCAGCTTGTTGTTGTTCCGGAGTAGGTTGAGAAGCTTGTTCCAGACGCTGAATGAGTTCTTCACGATTAGATATGTTCATATTATCAATAATAGCTGAGATCAATGAACCGTACAACGGAGAGTCTGCCTTCATAGTCTGTAGTAGTTGAACAAGCTGAGTAACTTCATATTCACGAGCCATAATGCCTAACGTAGACGTAGCATTAAATTTATAGTCCGCAACGGGGTAATGCTCAGGGTCAAACTGCATGTAACGATGTGCAGCTTTGGTTACAAAAGGAATTAGGAAAGACTCTTGGAAGTTAATCAGAGTGCGCTTGTGGCGCTTAATAATAGCACCAAGAGACATAGAAATGCCAGCTGCCGTAGCTTCACCATTGATAGATCCTGCAATACCCGCAGAGTCAATAGCCCCTGTAGAAGTCTGTACCATCTTCTGTAAGGCGTCTGCCTGTGCGAATGTGATTTGATTGACTTGACCAAAATTAAAAGGCTGTAAGATCTCTGATGGTCTACCGTTGGTCAGAATAACTTTACCTGCTTTAATTTCTGGACGAGACCCTCTGGGTATACGAGTAGCGTCCATAGCCATCATGGGATGGACTGTGAGGGCTAGAGCGTCAATACGAGCACGCAGTTCAGCGTCCAAAGCCTTTTGGCTGTTGTAGCCTTTCTCGCATACACCCCGTCCCCAGAAGCGAGACGGTACTACGTCCCAAGGGAATGCTACGATTGGTCTGTCCTGCATCATGTAGGGGTTTTCTTCTGCCTTCAGAAGTACCCCACCATTAGCGATAACAACAACAGCTTCTACGTAATAAGAACCATTTTCTTCCGCTTCCTCAACCAGCAAGACTTCTTCTTCGTCTTCTGATTCCTCGTGGGACTTTTTGAGCAGGTGTCTAGGTACAAGGCCGTAGTATTTAGTAAGACGGATCTTATCGTCTAAGAACACCGTTAGGTCTTGATCCGGCTCAATGTCAAAGTCTGGAGAGGCGTTGCCTAAAGGTGTGTCAAAGTATACGCCGGATTCTTGCAGTTGTTCTACCAAATGACGAGAAACAAACTCATCCACAGCGACACCCAAAGCGTCTTCAATGCTGGTGGCTACAGGGTCAATAAGGAAGTTCTGAGGCATAACAGGACGGAGTTTACATACCGTTCTGTCCACAATGTTGACCCCTACAGCCGTTAGATCTCCACCCATAATAGGTTGAGTAGCTGGCATCATTTCCTTTTCTTCGGAAATAACGACTTCAGCGATTCCTGTACCAAAGACAGCCGAATTGATAAGGCATTCAGCAACGGCTTTACGTACCTTAGTACGCTCAAAATCCGTATGCAGCTGGTTACGCAGATATACAATGTCAGCTTTATCAGGGTCGTTTGCATCGTCTTTAATGTCGAAGAAGCGGCCTCTGCCAAACGTAGCTTCCTCAATTTCTGCCACAGAGCTTTCAACGGCCTGTTGCAGCGCTGGGCTAATAATTTTAGATCGTTCCGAATCACGAGTTACGTCCTCTCTAGCCCATACGCCCCGCCATAGGCGATAGTATTCATCAAACTTCTCTGCGTAGTTGGCTTCAAAGTGGTCCCGCCAAGAGTCGCATTTGGTTATAACCCAGTCTTCCAGAGCTTCTTCAATGATTAAAGGCTCTGTTGATTCGTTGTAATCTTCCATATATTAGTATCCCGATACTGAGTCTAAAATTTCGTAGTCGTCCAATTCTTCAAAGTCTCCGCTGTACGCTACTTTTGCTAACTGATCTATGTATGCTAAAGCGTCTACTAAGTCATCATGAGTCAGTGGGTCTGGAAACTGGAACAATTCATCCAAGAATCTGCTGTTCCATTCTCCTTTGTTTAGAGTAACAATTCCATTCTCAAAGCGGCCCTGCAATGCCCACATTACACGGTCAGTCTTCTTCTGATTGCCGTGAGTTAGTTCTTCCACTCTAAAAAAGAACCCATAACGCTTCATCATGTCCATTAAGGGAGACATGACAGCTTGTTTGGCAATCCCTCTTTCTATGCCTACGCTAATTGGTTTATAGTCCCTAACGGCTTGAAAGATCTTCTGTGCAGTCTCCTCCAGTGTCCACCTACCGTAGATCACATTGTCTACGTACCAACCGTCCTCATTGACTAATACAACGGCTATGGCTGTATTATCTAATTTACTGTTCTTTGTTCTCTTTTTGGATACGTCTTGAAATCCCGCCAAATCCACAGCAATGTAGCAATCATAGTATTTAGGTTTGTCATCACTAAACTTAACCCAGTCCTCCTTGAACATCTCAGAGCCTTTGGCCTCAAAGGACGCCATGAACTCCTGTCGGAAGGCATAGCTGGACATGGACTTCTTAGCGGTATTAATTTCCTCCTCGTCCAACAATGGGTTATCATAGCTAGTAAAATGCCAAGACTTGTAGGATTCATCGTCACTAAGCTCTGCGTACTTGTACAGTTCGTAAAAGTGATTACGGCCCATTGGCGTACCAATGAACAGTGCATGACCCTTTTGGTCAGCTAGTGCAGGTCTTAGAATCTGTTCCCATACGTCCGGCTTAATGTCAGCGTATTCGTCCAGTACCAAAAACTTTAGAGAGACACCCCGCATAGTTTCCGGTCTGTCTCCGCCTTTTAAACTAATCGTTGCACCATTGACCAGTTTAATTTGTAAATTGTTAATATGGCTAGAGGCTATGACGGGATGTCCTAAGTCCATTAGGGTTTCCCACATAATGTCTCTAGCTTGGCCCTGTGTAGGCGCTACGTAAAAGACAGTTCCTCTGTCCGTCTGTAAAGCATTTACAATCAACATCCAAGCAGCTAAACGAGACTTACCTGTACGTCTACCAGCTGCTACAATCTTAAATCTTGTAGGGTCTTCCCAGACTTCTTGCTGCCAAGGCAGTAACTCAATGTTAAGATCCATTAAAGTTAGGAAAAGCCGCAGGTTCACTCATCAGTTTAAACGTAAAGGCAATCTCTACGTTACCAGCAGATCCTGTTTGTGCTTTTACTACGTCTCCGTTATGTAGTACAAAGATTGGTGCATCTGCTTGACCACCTAAGATTTCTTTGGCTCCGCTATTTAATGAATTGTTGTCCAGAAAGTACAACTGATCTACACTAGCACCGTCTTCCCACCAACAGGACACGTTATTAGTGCTGCCGCCGTGGTTAGCTATAAATACGTAGTTTATCCATAAAACGTAACCAGTAGGGACTGTGAACAGAGTTGTTTCTGAAGTGTTTGCTAAAGTTTTATGTTTGGTGTAGTACATCTTAGTACGTCCACATGACTGGAGTTGTTAGTCTGTCGTCTACGTGGACAAAGGTTTTAGCTACACCTATGCCCTTAAAACCTAATTTAAAGGCTTCTTCCACAATCTTTCTACGCTGTACACCGTCCGCTACGGCAATGTCAGCGGCTACACCAAGGACATGCTGCCCGACAGTTTTCTTGTGTGCTTCGGCACTATGTTCTCGTGATCTGTAGCCGCTTGTAATTGTAAAGGGGAAACCACAGGCTTCTCTGAGTTCATCTAAGTGATGAATAAACTTATCGGACATTTCATTCTTACCTGTCTCTTTACAGTTAAATTCATCAATGTTAAAATATTTGAACTCACTATTCGGCATACTCTGTGTAGTCTCCGTCTATGGTGTTATTAGTGTCTATGGTGGCTTCTGAGTTAATCCCAGTTATCGTAATGGAGACACTATTCCTACCACCACTAAGCTTATCTTTTTCAAAGTAACTAATGGGCAACATACGGTCCATTAGTAATTTCCATGCTGCTGCTTGATTCTTATGGTCATCATTAAGCGCAGCATTCATGATGCTATCTAAGACTTTTTGGGACTTAGGGCTTGCTAACATACGAGCTTTGTACTCGTTGATGATAGCTGCATCCCCTTTGGGTCTACCTATGGCCCCTCTAGACCCTCTTTTATTGGACTTAACTAAATCTTTCTTAGGTCTACCCCGCCTCTTTGGAGTAGACACACTCTCTAACTCTATACTTTCTTCGGACAATAGTATTCCCTCCGTATTTTCTTTGGAGATACTTAAGTTACTATAGGCTGCTTCAGAATGTTGATTAGTTTATTCCTTAATTTATTAATTAAAGAACTAACTGAAAGCAACCTATGGTATATGCTTTATATTATAGCATATTTTTTAGCAAAAGTCAAGAACTTTTAGCTACTTTTGGTAAATAAAGTGTAGATTTGTCTTACACAGGGGCTTGCCTTTAGTTAGTAAGCACTAACTTACGTATTCCTTAGAGGAATCAATGGGATATCATTCATGAATAAACTTCACTTTTACCTATTTTTTACTCAAATTTGACCTATTTTGTGCTTGGGGTGCTACTACAAATAAACCGTCAAGTAATCTCCCCTCCCCCGTGTCTTAAAAAAACCCCCTCAGTAAGTCTAGAGACACGCGGGCAGGCGCGGAGTAAGGCGCAAGACATGCCAAAAGCGGGCCATGCGGTAGCCACAAGGCAAACATGCGAGAGGCTAAGCGGGATCCTATAGCACCCCATCGATCCCATCTCACAAGGCAAATCTAAGCCCGCCTTGCTGACATCACAAGCAAGCCCTCAGCAAGCCTCAAGAAAGGCAAAGACGCGGCAAGTGTAAAAAAATTTCAACGATAAACCATTGAATCGAAAGGCATTTCAAAAAAATCAAAAAAAATTTAAAAAAACGCTTGACAAACCATAGGGCCTTGATCCATCCTTTAGCCATGCCTTGAGGTAAAGGCTTGCGGGAGAAACAAGTAGTCTTAGGGTCGCACCCGTGGTGCGTGAGTTTACCTAAGACCAAGCGAGCAAACACTACAAGGCACCCTAGCATAGCGCTTAGCGACGCATACTAGGCCACGGGATACCGTAAGCCGAGCGAAGCATACTAGCTAGGGATAAACGCTCAGCGGATCCGCTAGCATGGCTTGAGAATGTCCTTTTGGATTGGTGTAAGAGTTAGGCGGGTCCATTGCTGAGCGTTAGCCTATGGCAAGCAAGCGCTTGCTATAGTTTAACGCTTAGAAAAGTGAGGTTAGACAATGAAACAGCACAAGCATGATTTCGACAAGCTTCGGCACGTTGCTACTAAATACTACCGCGAGACAAATTGCTGCGCAGTGATTGCAGTAGCAGCGGCGGCTCAGGTAGCCTTCGGCAAAGCATATAGGATAATGCAAAGGCTAGGCAGACCAGACCGAAAAGCCACGCCGCATCATGTATATGAACAAGCGCTTCGGGAGCTTGGCTATAGGATAGTGCCTTGTGATATACCAATGGGCAAGACGCTAGTCACAGCTAAGCGGAAGTGTCCAAAGCGTGGGACGTTTCTAATCTTGACCCATAGACATATCACTTGCATCCATGATGGTGAGATGGTAGACTGGGCGGCAGACACTAATAGCAGAAAGCGTATCATATGGGTGCGCGAAGTAATCAAAGACAATCTCAAGAGAGGATAAACATATGAGCGACAACACATATAACGGCTGGACCAATCGTGAGACATGGGTCATCAATCTATGGATGGGTGATTTCTTTCAGGAAGTGTCAGACGAAGGACAACAGCTGCTCGCTGACTACATCGAAGAGACAGTATGGGACATGTTCAACGAGGCAGACATACCGCCTATGTTCGCTGATATGATAGACTTAGGTTCTGTCAATTGGCGAGAACTAGCAGACCACTACACAACAGAAACAGAATTTCAAACTGAGGTTGCATAACATGATAATTGAATTTGAAGCTGACACCTACAAAATACCAGCGTTCGCACTGTCTGCGCTGGTGAACAATGACTACACCGGAATACTTGACGACGACGAGGCGTTCGTGGACAATCTCTGCGAATGGCTCGACGGTGAATATGGGCAAGGCAACTGGCACGTTGGCAACGTGAGTGAGCAGTATTTTGCACGCGCTGACTTTGGTGGCTTATCCGGTGATGTCTGCGACGTAGAAATAGTATACCGAATGGTGGAGGTGGAAGCATGATTCACACTAGCGAAAGTCTACGGTCACAAGATGGTGACTTTGAAAACTACCATTATCAGCTAGAAGACGGCGAACGCTACAGGCTGACAGATAGCGAACTAGGATGGCTAAAGTTTGTCTCAGGTCGCTACAGCATAGCGGACCACATTAGAGACAATCTAGAAGACGGTGTTTATACTGTGGACCTAGAAGGCATGAGCGAGGCACTAGAGGATGACGGCATGTTTCCGAAGGCTGTTTGCTTGTCAGACGATACGGTGCTACAATCCATCTTTTTCTACAGTGCGGCAGAAATAGACTAGCCTACTGACGAGCCGGTGAAATTCCGGCGAAACGTCCAGTTTCTCTCCTTAGCTGGACGTCTGGGTATTGACTCAAAATGATAAACTAACGGAGAAATACAATGGCAACATTTAGAATTCAAAGAACTCGAAAAGCACCTGTCCCTTCAGTTCAAAAAGCTAGAACAAATACATGGAAAGATTTGTTTGAGAGTATGGAAAAAGGACATTGGTTTATTGTCACAAAGACAAACTATGGCAAAGTTTCTCAAGCGGCTGCAACGTATCTCAAAGGAAAATATAAGCTTTACAAACATCCAACGAGAAAAAACTGTCATGTTTTTATGAAAAACGCTTGACAGATCAAAAAGACTTGATATAATAACCTAAGAACACCTAAGAATCTTTAGAAATTAATCTATAGAATAATATTCTAAAGGTTCTTAGGTAAACTTTAGAGAGGTTGAGAGTATGTTTTTATGGTTGTTTCTACTGTGTGTCGTTGTCATGACGGTACATCAAATTGCAGAACATTTCCGGAGCAAATAGCATGAAAATGATTGAACCAAAACGAGAGGAACTTTTGACTACTTGGATCACGCTGTATAAACTACAGGTCAACGGGGTAGCAGATAGAGACCAATGCCAGAAGATAGCGGACATTTTGCGCCTAGTGGACAAAGAGCAAAGTAGGCTATTAAATGATAAACATTGAGGGTAGAGTCTTTCACCCATCACAGCAAAAAGAAGCCGTGGCATTTCTAGAAGGCATGGTGGAAGAATTGCAAAGGCATGTCTTCGTAGAAGTTGAAGGCTACCCAATGCTTCTAGACGATCACAAAGACTTGGAGAAATTGTTAAAAGATGAACCAGCACTATTCCTTCATTAGTAAATACTCACTCAACGAATATAGCTTTGATCTGAGGCACTGTTTTGCTGACGATATGCTACGCTTCGATAATCTGCGGGTAGACGGTGAGCCTATGAATGATGAAGACTTGACCACAAGTCAATATTCAGAGATAATCAGCCATCTTGAAGAATACAGGTATGAATTGCTATGAACTATTTTTATGTGGATGAAGACGCAATGACAGCCGCTAGGATGCTGTGTGATAAACACGTAGTCAAAATGATCCTAGAGACAGCCCAAATGCTGAGTACCGCTCACAGGCTCCTAGAGACGCCACAAGCGCCTTTTGTCTATAAGCCTACCCATACCAACCACCCTAGCACAAAGTGGCTCAGATCGTCTCAGATTGCGTATAAACACGGGTTGCATCATTTACGTGGTCTTTTGCTTGAATACGAACTACGCTATAACAAACTCCACAAGACTTCAGGGCTTTTGTATCACTTGTCTAACATACCGGAAGCACTACCCGTTATGCCCTTTGTTGATCCTCCTCAGTGTGTCTATGATGAATGTAAAGGTCCGGACACTGTGGCAGCATATCGGGACTACTACCGTATGAGACGCAATGAAATAGATATGAGATGGACTAAACGGGAGGAACCAGCATGGCTGTAGAAGTAAACATAACCGAAACAATGGCTGACTATTATTTAGAAGCCTATACAAAGGACTATAAAATCAACGAGGACAAAACTATAGAGGACATTGGCGTCACTCGCTTGGCCTATATCGCTGGATACAGAGACTATGATATAGGTGAGGAGGAGCAGTTAAAGACATGGCTAGACTTGAGGAACAAACTTAAGGAGGCTTATGAGACTTATCCCGATGGTGAGGTCACAGTTAAACTGGTAATCAAAGATGAATGGATAAACTGTATATGAAAAAACTAATCATAGCTTCGGTTTTTGTCTTGTCAGCAGGGTGTGCTGGTTATGCTGAGAACCCCAACAACATACCACAACAAAAACTAATACCCATCAAGTCTGAGACAGTGTGCGGTAAACTCAGAGTCTTGGTCTGTGACAAAAGATTTAAGAATTGTTGGTGCATAGATCCATTAGCAGACCACAGTAAAGCAAGGTACGTATAATGAATATTTTTAAAAGAATATACAAATGGTTCTGTGTGGAACTTAAACTAATCTATGAAGACTTTACTGGAGGATACGTTAAGGCAAATGATGAAATTTGGGACATTGTTTTGTTCGGAACTGGTCTAGCAATGTTGGCCATAGTGATCTTATTTTTAACGGAATCAACGTGTGGAGTGTTTGATATATGACGGATATGACAGTGGACCTATTAGACCACATGGGTTCAGATTTAACAGTGGTCAACGCAGCAAGAGTGTCTTTTAATAAGCATCATTCTAAAATGTCAGTAGGTGATGTAGGGTTGATTAAATACCTTGCAGAGCATAATCATTGGACCCCCTTTGGACACGTACAGCTACAATTCAGGGTCAAAGCACCTGTGTTCGTCGCTAGGCAGCTAGTGAAGCATCAGGTAGGGCTAGTGTGGAATGAAGTCAGCCGTAGGTACGTAGACAGCCCACCGGATTTTTATAATCCTCAGTTGTGGCGTATCAAGGCAGACAATAAAAAACAGGGGTCTTCTGAGTACGTGTTGGAGCAGGATTCTTTAGTCTTCAAAGAGTATTGGGAACTCATGACTAAGGCAGCGGAACTGTATCAGCACATGATAGAAGACAAAGAAATAGCACCGGAGCAAGCCCGTATGATCTTACCGCAGTCCATGATGACGGAGTGGTACTGGACAGGCTCTTTACCTGCCTTTGCTCGTGTAGTAAAATTAAGGTCTACACCGGACGCACAGTTAGAATGTAGATTGATTGCAAATCTTATTGACGAGAAGATTATAACCCTGTATGATTTAGAGACAAGTTGGACAGCACTCAAGGAGAATTTCAATGGATGAGAACATAATGGATGAGTACGTAACGAATGTAGACGTAGAGCGTATGGCTGAAGATTTAGCTATAGACGAGATGTACAGCCTGTCCTTTTCAGACCTACAGTTTGTTCTAAAGGACTTGCTCAGAGAGAAATACAAGCGTATGATACCTACAGAACTGTATACTATGCACAGAGAACGGTTCTATTACACATACAGTGATGAGGTGTTCGATGAGCCGGTGTAGAGCCTGTAATAACCTGATGTCCGATACAGAGATGAAGCGTAAAGATCCTAACACCAAAGATTATACAGATCTGTGTACAAGTTGTTTTATGGCGTCCGTACAATCGTTGGTAGAGATGGAGGGGTACATCAATGATATTGATACCATACAATTAATGGAAGAAATGGAGGTAGACATAACAGAAAATCGTGATAAAATATTAGGCATCTACTACAACGTGGATAACAACGAAGATAACTACTAATTGGAGATACATCATTATGGCAGCACAAAAATATGTAACTGAAGGAACCGTAGCCTTTCAATCACTGCGAGAGCACGACAGCTTCAACGGTCAATCCACAGGTAAGTACACACTAACCTTGACATTGCCGGAAGACAATGCAAAGGAGTTGGAAGAAAACGGGGTTAAGCTGAAGGACTACGAAGGTAACTCTCAGCGCAAGTTTAGCAGCAAATTCTCCGTACCCATTGTCAATACAGACGGTACTCCGTTTAACGGCAATGTGACTCGTGGATCTAAAGTCCGCATTCAGTACCAATACGGGAACTCCCATCCGGTACATGGAGTCTCTACGTACCTGAACGCTGTTAAAGTGCTGGAAGTTGCTGAAGCAGCCTCTGACACTTCATTTTAAGGAACCCATCTCATGTCTAGTGAAGAAAACAAATTCGTTAGGCATGAGGAATGTCCACAATGCGGCAGCAGGAACAATCTAGGACGCTATTCAGACGGACACGCATACTGTTTCTCCCCAGAATGCGACTATTTTGAACCTGCCACCGCTGAGTTTTCCTCATTGACTAATGGAACCCAGCAAAGGGTAGTGGTAACGGAAATGATAGGAACTATCGCAGCGATACCGGACAGGCGTATCTCTGAACGGACTTGTAAAAAATACAATGTCCGCGTGGAGTACGACTCGAAGGGTATTATCAGCAAACATCACTATCCTTTTACGGACGTAAACACAGGGGACATACTCTGTACCAAAGTCCGCAGAGTGATAGACAAACAATTTACAATCAACGGATCGTACACAGGCAATTTAGGTCTCTTTGGACAGGAGACCTGTAGGGGCTTGGGTAAGTTTATCACAATCACAGAAGGAGAACTGGACTGTCTCTCAGTTGCTGAAATGTTTGATAGGAAGTACGACGTAGTGTCACTGCGTACCGGCGCACAGTCAGCAGCCAAAGAGATTAAAGAGCAGCTGGAGTGGCTGGAAGGGTACGACAATGTGGTTCTGTGTTTCGATAACGATAAAGCAGGACAGATTGCCGTAGACAGTGTTAAGGATCTCTTTAGCCCTAACAAGCTGAAGATCGTTAAACTGCCCCTGAAAGACGCCTCAGACATGCTCATGGCTAACAGAGTCAAAGACTTTACGACTAGCTGGTGGGACGCTAAGACTCATAGGCCGGACGGTATTGTCGCTGGGGTGGACACTTGGGACCACCTAATGAACTCTCGTAAAGTCAAGTCCATACCGTACCCTTGGATTGGTCTTAATGATCTAGTTAAAGGCGTTAGACCTTACGAGCTAGTCACGGTGACTTCCGGTAGTGGTATGGGCAAGTCTCAGCTAATCAAAGAGATTGAATACTTTCTGTTTAACGCTACGGAAGACAACATTGGGATACTGTCACTGGAGGAATCATTGTCCCGCACTACTCTTGGTTTGATGTCTATGGCAGCTAACAAGCCGTTACATCTAGATGAGGATGCAGATACAGAGGCTTTCAAACCGTACTGGGATGCAACAATGGGAACCAATAGATTTTATTTGCTGGACCATTGGGGATCTACTGGAGAAGAGACCTTGATGTCTCATATACGGTACTTAGCCAAAGCTCTGGACTGTAAGTGGATCATCTTGGACCATCTAGCCATTGTAGTCAGCAGCCAAGAGCATGGAGATGAGCGTAAGAACATAGATGCAATCATGACCAAACTCAGAACACTCGTGCAGGAGTTAGGAGTCGGTTTGTTTCTTGTCTCACACTTAAAACGCAGTGGCGGTACGTCCCACGAGGAAGGCGGTAAGATATCGCTGTCTGAACTCAGGGGGTCACAGTCCATTGCACAGCTATCCGACATTGTTCTAGGTCTTGAGAGAGACCAACAGAATGAGGATGAGAACATTAGGAATACGACGACAGTCAGAGTGCTTAAAAACAGATACACGGGCCTCACCGGACCCGCTTGTTATCTGAAGTACGACAAGGAGACTTCTCGTATGTTTGAGACAGTTAAACCAGCGGAGGTGAATGGTGATTTCTAGTATGGATCAGGTTGTGGAGAGAGCTGTAACGACTCCCATCATGACTAAAGCACATGAGAAATCTGTGGAGATGGGTGCATTACGTAATTCTTTAACTAATGGGGAGGGTAATTTAGTTGGGTTTGTAGGAGAAGGTTTGGTTCATGAATATTTGTTGGAACAAAGTCAGATGTCTAGCTGGGCAAACACCTATGACTATGATATAATATTAAACGGTGAGGTGACGATAGACGTTAAGTCTAAAAAGACAGGGTACGTGCCTAAGTTAGACTATGAATGCTCAGTGACTGCATTGAATACAAAGCAGCAGTGTGACGTTTATGTCTTTACTCGTGTCAAGAATGATATGTCTGTTGGTTGGATTCTAGGATTCCTTCCAAAGAAAGACTACTTTGACGCAGCTACTTTAATGGAGAAGGGTATGATTGATCCTTCTAATGGTTGGAAAGTAAAGTCGGATTGTTACAATGTTCCGATTAATGAGTTGAGACCTATTAATGAACTTTTTGAGAAAACCACTAATTCTTGACATTGAGACAGACGGACTGGACTCTACGAAGATCTGGTGCTGCTCTACGAATCTGTTTGGGACTGTGTACAGTGAGGAGGAATTTAAAACTAAACTGGCTCAGCATCAGGACATAGACGCAGTGGTTGCCCACAATGGCATTGGGTTTGACTTTCCCGTCATGGAGAGACTGTGGAATGTAGACTGGTCTTCCTACAAACTGTATGACACACTGGTCCTTTCTCGCTTGGCTAATCCATCTCGTGAGAAGGGACACTCACTGAAGCAGTGGGGAGAAGTCTTAGGCTTTCCCAAAGGTGAGCACAATGACTGGTCAAAACTAAGCTGTGAGATGGTCAAATACTGTCAGCAGGACGTAGCCGTAACTGTTCGAGTCTTACAGCAGTTGACAACGGAACTAGCTGGATTCAGCGAAGAGTCCGTAAAACTGGAGCATGACGTACAACGAATCATTCAGCAGCAGATAAATAACGGCTGGCTGATAGATCAACGCCATGCAAATTTATTATTGGCAGAATTAAAGGAGAAGCTATATGAGCTTGAGGAAACTGTCCAACAAACTTTTCTACCGTTACCGACATTTGTTCGGGAGATTGTACCGAAGATCAAAAAAGACGGAGAGATTTCCACAGTCGGCCTAAAGTTTTTAGGGGATGGATGGACCCAAGTATCCGGTACGTTTTCCCGTGTGGACTACATACCGTTTAACCTTGGGTCTAGACAGCAGATCGGCAGGTACTTACAGCACTTTGGCTGGAAACCCCAAAACTTCACAGAGAAAGGACACCCAATCGTAGACGAGTCTACTCTTGAGAATGTTGAGGGGATTCCGGAAGCCAAACTAATCGCTGAGTACATTATGGTGCAGAAGCGCATAGCACAAGTACAAAGCTGGCTGGACGCTGTACAGGAGGACGGTAGGGTACATGGGTACGTGAACTCTAACGGGGCTGTAACGGGACGTATGACTCACTCTAGCCCTAACATGGCTCAAGTACCCGCTGTGTACTCTCCATACGGAACAGAGTGTAGGTCTTGCTGGATTGCACCGGAAGGTTACAAAGTAGTTGGGGTGGACGCAAGTGGTTTAGAATTGCGTATGTTGGCACACTATATGAAGGATGAGAGATACACTAATGAAATCGTTAATGGAGACATACACACCGCTAATCAAAAGCTTGCAGGACTTGAATCTAGAAATCAAGCAAAAACTTTTATTTATGCCTTGCTATACGGAGCAGGAGATGAGAAGCTTGGTTCGGTGGTTGAACGAGGCAGGGCAGATGGTGCAGAGCTTAGAGGACGTTTCCTCAATAATCTCCCATCATTTAGAGATCTTAGAGACAGAGTTTCGAAAGAGGCAAGAGGAGGGTACGTCAAAGGATTAGACGGTAGAAGAGTTTTAATCAGATCAGAACATGCAGCCCTGAATACCTTATTGCAATCAGCAGGTGCATTGGTCATGAAAAAAGCTTTGACTCTTCTGGATCAATATGCTAAACTATGGGGTATAGATTACAAGTTTATTGGAAACATTCACGATGAGATACAGGCAGAAGTGATTGAGGACAAGGCGGTAATCTTTGGAGGTCTTGCGGTTTCCTGCATACAAGCTGCCGGACTAGAATGGAAGTTAGACTGTCCACTTGACGGTGAATTTAAGGTAGGAGACTCATGGGCACAGACACATTAATAGACGATATCTATAGGTTGGTATCGACACATGAAGTACCGGACAACGTAGACGTTGAAGCTGAGATTGAGAAGTTTGGGGAGGCTATGAAGTCCCTCATGCGGTCTGAGTTTAGCAGAGAACGTACAGAGGATACGCGGAAACTGAGACTGTCTATGATTGGTAGACCGGATAAATACATCTGGAATAGCTTTCATGGGACAGTCAAAGAAGAGATTATGCCTCATACATACGTCAAGTTTATGTATGGACATCTGATTGAAGAGATGCTGTTGTTCTTGACTCGCATGTCTGGACATGAGGTTACGTGTGAGCAGAAGAGATGCGAAGTGGAAGGTATTGCAGGCCACATGGACTGTAAGATAGACGGAGTAGTCACTGACGTTAAGTCTGCCAGCACCTTTGCCTTCAAGAAGTTTAAAGAACGTAGAGTACCGGAAGACGATCAGTTTGGATATGTCGATCAGATCAAAGCATACGCCCATGCAGAAGGTGAGCGTAAGTTTGCTTGGTTGGCTATGGACAAACAAAACGGACATCTGACCTTCTGTATGCACGATCTAGATGACACTACGGACCCTATGCACGAGCTGCTGCAAGGAGATATTGCAGAGCGAGTACGTTCCGTAAAAAAGCTAGTAGAGCAGGAGGAGCCGGTCTCTTTCTGTTATCCAGATGTACCGGATGGAAAAGCTGGAAACATGCGTTTAGACGTTGGTTGTTCTTACTGTCAATTCAAAGAACATTGTTACCCAGAATTGCGTACTTTTATCTACGCAAATGGTCCAAAGTTCTTCACAAAGATCGTTAAGGAACCTTTCGTTGTGGAGGCAGTAGATGGTTTCTAAAAAGTATGGACGCTATAGATCGGGGCTGGAGAAGAAGTTTGCGGAAGCTCTGCCCCGTAAGTTCATGGAGTATGAACCATACGACATAGACTATGTAATGGAAAGAAGGTACAAACCTGATTTTGTCTTTCAAGATTGGTTGTTTGTAGAGTGTAAAGGGTTCTTCAGGGAGGGAGAGGTACTCAAGTACAAGTCCATACGGAACTGTCTGGACACAGATCAAGAGTTAGTCTTTGTCCTGTCTGACCCAAACAAGAAGGTACGTAAAGGGGCCAAGATGACAATGGGCCAGTGGTGTACTAAAGAGGGATTTAAATTTTATACCATAGCCACAGTTAATGAGTTGATTGATTATGCCAATGCTGGTTGACGAACTAAAAGAACGCATACTACAGGAATATGACGTAGATTTGCTGTGTGAGGTTTTAGACATCAGTGCCGAAGAACTACTAGACGCATTTGAGTACAGACTATTACAGAATCTACACAAGTTTGAAGATTTAGAGGAATACTTCGATGAAACAGAGGACTAAGTATAGGCTGGACAATGCAGCTATAGACAACGCTAAGCCGGAAGAGTGGGACGCACTGGTGCATAAGCCTCCTCACTATAACAAAGGCGGTATTGAAGCTATAGACTACATTAAGCAGCAATTAGGCGAGTGTATTGTGGAATACTGTGAAGGCAATGTACATAAATATCTACACAGATGGCGATACAAGAACGGCATACAGGATCTAAAGAAGGCTCAGTGGTACTTGGACAGAATGATAAAAGAACAGGAAGCCTATGAATGAAAGTAATACAGGGAAATTTTAATGGGAAGTCAGAAAAGATTCCAGTACCATCAGTATTTTCAGCTGTTACTTCAGTGGAGGATCTAGAGAAATACGAGGACGCCTTCTGTATCGTGAAATCAGAGGACTTTGTAGTCATCTCTACGAATATAGACACACAGGATCTTTACTTTTTACTGGACCAAATTAAGCTAGCATTGATTACAAGAGGAGACTACGAAATCTAATGGACCAATATCAACAATACATACATAAATCAAGATACGCTAGGTATTTGGACGACGAGCAACGTAGGGAAACATGGGAAGAGACTGTAAACCGATACGTCGAATACTTTTGGAAAAATAGAGCACAGATTACGTCTGATGTTGCAGCAGAGATAAAGAAAGCCATTTTGGATCTGAAGGTGATGCCTTCTATGCGCTGTATGATGACAGCTGGCCCTGCTCTGGACAGAGACAATGTAGCAGGGTTTAACTGTTCGTATCTGCCCATTGACAGCCCCAGATCCTTTGATGAGTTGATGTATATACTTCTCAACGGTACAGGTGTTGGCTTCAGTGTCGAAAGAGACTACGTGCAGCAGTTGCCTACAGTGGCAGACACATTTCATGACACAGAGACTACCATTGTTGTGTCTGACAGTAAGGTAGGCTGGGCAAGTGGCTTCAGAGAGTTGATTAGTTTGTTGTACGCTGGAAAGATTCCTAAGTGTGACTTGACTCGCGTTAGGCCAGCGGGAGCTAGGCTAAAGACCTTTGGTGGCAGAGCGTCTGGTCCTGAGCCTCTTGCGGATCTGTTTAACTTTTCCGTAGACCTGTTTAAGTCTGCTGCTGGACGCAAGCTTACGTCTCTTGAGTGTCACGATTTGGTCTGTAAGATAGCTGACATTGTTGTAGTAGGTGGAGTACGTAGGTCTGCTCTTATTAGTTTAAGCAACGTAACAGACAATCGGATGGCTAATGCCAAGAATGGCGAATGGTATCTTACTAATGGGCAGCGAGCGTTGGCGAACAACAGCGCAGTCTATTCTGAAAAGCCTGACTTTGATACTTACTCATCTGAGATGAAGAGACTCTATGAATCTAAGTCTGGCGAGCGTGGAATCTTCAGCCGTGTAGCAGCACAGAAGGTAGCAGCACGTAACGAAAGGCGTGATGCGACTCATAAGTTTGGAACCAATCCTTGTTCTGAAATTATCTTGAGGCCTTATCAATTCTGTAACCTATCTGAAGTGGTTGTACGTGCAGACGATACAGAAAATACTCTGAAGGACAAAGTACGTCTCGCTACCATCATGGGTACGCTCCAAGCGACTCTGACGGACTTTCGATACTTGAGAAACATTTGGAAGAAGAATACGGAGGAGGAAGCACTTCTAGGTGTCTCTCTGACGGGGATTATGGACTGTAAGCTAACCAATGGGTCTACTGGAGAAGAGGCCCTCAGCAAGCTTCTAGACAG